TTGGTTGATCATATCTGGATTAACTTTAGTCATAAGTTTTAAGATATCTTCAATAGCATCACCTTCAGCACTAATATTAACATTCATACGTGCTTTGTCTTTTGGTTCCGGTGTTGGCATTGACATTGGCGTTGCTTGTGGCATAACTGGCATTTCAGTTACCGGCGTGTCAAGTTCACGCATTCTCTGCATAAGTTGATTAAAATCCATTAGTTACTCCCTACCGGACTTTTTATGCCCGCTTTGTCTGTTTTAATTTTAGGCACGTCAGCAAATACATCTGCTTTAAGTTTATCGTGTCCTAATTCTTTTTTACGTGCTTTAGCTGTTTTAGCTAAATCCTTTAGGAATGATTTATTAAAATCATCTCCAAAATAATCTTTATTTTTAATTTTGCCTGCTTCTTTGTATTCGTTATCATGTAACAATGCGCCTGTTTTAGGATCACTGTTAATTTGATACTCTTCCGAAGGACTTGCACTGTTTCTTACTTTGCAAACTTCCGGACTACATCCCATCTCAGTTAATTCTTTTTCAATTTCCTGTGGTGTACATGGATACTCAGTAACTAAATTAAAAATATGTACTTCAACGTTCTTTAACTCTGGAAAGTCTAACGGAACTTCTTGTACTGGTGTTTTATTTGTTTCTTCACAAGTTACTACCTGCCTAGAAGCAAGTCTAGACTTAAGGTTTTCACAAAAATCTTCAGGACAGTCGCCTGCTAGTTTTACATTAAAACTGTAGATTTTTTTGCTCTCTGTTAAATATTCTCTGAACGTTTTCATATTAGTATTTATTCCTTTCCGCTTAATTTCTTCATTAGTTCGTTGCGATCTAACATAACATACCCTTGCCCATTAACAATGTTATGAGGATCATCTGGGTCATCTTTATCCATTTTAAGTTTTCTAAGCTGAAGATCTACTGCTTTAAGTTTTTTATCAATCTTAGCAGACTTAGCATCTACGGCATTTTTTAGCATGCCTCCAGCAACTTCAAAAATACGTCCACTGTATCGTACTTCTACATTCATACCAAGATCCATTAGATCATCGTATGCTTGTTCAGCTTTAGCTGCAAGTTTATCCAAATCATTTTCGTCTAGTGTATTTAATTCGGATATCTGAGGAAGTTCTTTAGTAATGTTGTTAATCGCAGCATAGCTATCATTAACACTTGCAATTTCATTATGCATTTCATCAGCGTCAATTGCTTTTATCTCCGGAGTTTCACTCACTTCGGCTTCCTCTTCCTGCTGTTCTTCTAGGTTAAATAGTTCTTCTAATTTCTTAGTCATGTAAGTACTTATCTTCTCTTGGTGCCTTGGTGAAAAATATCTTCTTCGGTTACTACTCTAAAACGTAGTTTCTTTTGTTTACACCATGCTACAGCAGCTTCCCATTTGGCTAAATTTAAAATATACTGTTCTTGATTGTATCTACTTTTGCCAACATTTTCACGTACTGATTGATTTTTTGGTTTTACTTCTATTACTTCTGCATGTTGCTTTCCGTTCTTATCTGCATATTGAATAAAAAAGTCTGGCACATATATAGTAGGTTTTCCCGTTAGTGGATTTCTATAAGGTATTTGTATTGCTTCACTTGCCCACTTAGCAACACCTGGATGTTCATCTAACATCCTCATAAACACAGTTTCCCAACTTGAACGAGCCATTGGAAGTTTAGTCCCAACATACTTTTCTTTGTTTTTCATTTCAAAACGGCCTTGAGCAAACTTAGCCATATTATGGACTCACATTGCGCTGTTTTGTAGTATCCTCTACTGGCTGTCGATATCCTAATGTAGATGTTGCAGGCCTATTGTTATTAAGTACTTCTCCGACTAACGCACTGATCTTTAGTGAGTCAAGCCCTGCAATACCATCAAGTACTTTTGAGATACTAATGTTTTCTAACTTGGCTTGTTTTAGTAGAGTAGTTGCAACAACTTGTGCTGCCGAATCTTCAAATCCTTTTTCTTTAAAGAATCCAATAGCAGTATCATAATCAACTGCATTATATTCTAGTGGAGTAGTACCGTAAACATCAAAGTATAACCTTGTACGTGCTGCACTATCTTGTATTTGCTTTGGTGGTAAATTAGTAGGCATGTTATGTTCCTATGTCGCCGCGTTTTCTCGCTACTGTTGTTTTATTCTTTGCATCGTTCTTAGGAAATACAGTTCCAGCAATTCCACTAATTGTATTTGAAATTTGATTTATACCTGCAGGGCTAGTTAAAATATTAAGAGCTTCACTTTTAAGTCCGTCTTTTGACAAGCCTCTAATATTTTTATATGTATTAACTGCGGCAATGGCTGTTCCTAAGAATCCTTGTGGACTACTAAATGCTGATCCGTTGCCAAGAGCTCCAAAAATTGATTCTAATCCATCAAGCACACCACCTTCGCCCGATAGTAATCCTGTTCCACCACCTGCAACTCCTAGTGGAGATGATTGGGTATCGTAGTGTAGATTAGTAAATCCTTTAGGTGATCCTTGTGAAACTGTACCTGCTGTATATTGTACTGCTTCATATTGTAGTGTCATTGAACTTGCTGCAGGCTCACTACCTTCAGCATAATCCATCTCACCGTGATCCCATTTTGTAATTTTAGGATTAATTAATGTGTATCCAATAAAACGTCTACGGCCCATTGTGTAGATAGTTACACTTTTAAAAAAGTCTACACTTGAGTTATTATCAAAACCATATGCATAGTTGTTTGTTTCTTTGCTTCGATAACGGTCTGCATCAAAAGCGCCTGTTGGCAAACTTCTATCTGCAACATAGTATCCATAATACAATGCCCACATAGCACTAATAACACCTTGATTATCGTCGTGCATTGAAAAGCTCACTGGATCATAAGTTATTTTTTTATATACATTATGTTTTTTGTTGTATTGATTTATTGTTTCAGTATCAAAACTAAACTTAGGAAGCCCTACATTTTTTACAAGTAGTCCGGTTTCTTCTGTATGTTTTTGTTTAAAGCTACCTGACTTTAGTGCAGTAGGATCAAATTCAAATCTAACATAATAGTTAAATTTAGTCCTAGGCGCAAGACGCATAGTATCGTCAATAAACAATCGTGTAGCATGAGTGTAGTTACCCATGATACCTTTAGGCTGAGTTAAGCCGGTTGCAAAATCTGATAAGAATCTAGTAAATTTGTTTGCCATACTATTATTTAGCCATAAAAAAAGCCCGGTTTATTTTCCGGGCTTTAAATATTGTTGTAACTGTTGAAGTTTAAGTTACGCCACCTGCACCAGTAGTAGTTTCACCAAGTGTTCTACCAACCGCAGCACCAATTCCTGTGCCAACGCCTGTTTCACCTGCGCCCCATTGTACCATGTTGTCAAAGCGTATAGTTAATGCTACTTGCATTGCTTCGTTAGTACCGTAGTTTGCATCGCCGTAGTCTACGTTAGTTAGGAAACAACCATACATGTTTGATGTTTCTAATACGTTAACTCCGCCTTCACTAGCACCGTTACCACCGTCTAGTACTTCAATTTTAGTTGTAAATTTGTAATCAATACCTGATCTTGCAGATGCTTGTTCGACAAAGTCAAACTGTTTCTGTACCTGCTGTCCGACTAGTTTCTGTACAAACCCACTTGCATCGTCACGTAAGTTCAATGAAAGAGTTTCAAAGGTATACTTACCTGCTAGATACACACGTGAGTTGTAAACTTCTAGTGGCATTTCTTCAAAGCCTACTTTAGGTCTAGAAACATCTACAACTTGTTTTGTCAATTCAGTAGCTGCACTAACACCAAACCCTAAAAGTGTCACCCTAAAGCGATATTTTAGTTTTGGCATCAACAGTACTTGGTTTCCTGCGTCTGTTGGTACTCCAAAGTTGTTAAGTGATGTAATTGGCATTATATTTCTCCTGTGTTCTTGACACGCAACGGAATGTAAATAAATTCAATTGCCTTAATAGGTTCAATAGCAATATCAACATAAAGTTCATTCCTATCTACCCTTGACGGCGTATTATTGGATTCATCACATACAACTGCAAAGTCGTATAGAGCTCTTAGACCTACCAATTCAAGTAGTAAAGATTCAACTGCTTGTTTGATCTCGTCTCTTGTTATTTTATCGTTTGGCTCAAAGATATACGGTCTTGCAAGTTTGTTAAGTTGGCTACGTAAGTAAACAACTAAACGTGCTACATTAATTCTATCTAGTGCAGAAGCATTTCTAGCTCTAGTTTTCTGTCCGTAGTTAACAAGTCCTACACCATTAAAGAATGTAATTGGATTAATTTTCAATCCGTAAAGTGTATCTCTTTGTCCTTCGTTAAGTGCTACAGTTTGGAATTCACCTGTTGCTGCATCAATGTATCCTACTGATGTAGCGTTGCTAATTCCACCACGTCTTGTTCCTGCTGGAGCAAACCATGGAAACGATACTTGATCACTTAGTGCAATTGTTCTCATCATCATGTGTGAAGCTGGAACAACAGCGTTGGAACCACCTAAGTCAGTTGTAAATCCATTTGGATAAAACGCACCTAAGTATTCATCATAAGTTACAAGTCCATCGTCACTGTTATCAGTAACTAAGTTACTATTTGAACCGTATGTTAACAATGAAGTTGCATCACTTGCTAGTCTTAATGGTGTGTCACCAATAACAAACGCTGTTAAGCCTCTGTCAATATTAAGATTAACTAGGTTGCTCATTGTTTCTGTATAGCCTGGGCATGAAATTAAGTTAAAGTTTCTTGTTTCTTCGTCTCTAATTTCTGAGCTTGTGTCAATTACAGATTTAAGTGCTTGTACAACTACCATACGCTGTGCATGTCTACCAAATGATCCGCTACCATCTTCTTGGTTGCCTGATTGTGTAGACCATCTGTCTGTAGCATAGCCTGACATTGCTTCGTCACCAAAGCGTGTATTGTCAGCAGTTAGATCAACGTAGTTGTTGTTGTATTTCTTAACGTTTCCGCCACTTCTACGTAAGTTCCATAGCAACATACCTTTTGGATATAGTGCTGGATCTGGAGCATCTGGATCTACATAGTTATTAGTTAACAAGTCTAAAATAGTTGCTGCTGTGTTACCAGTAGCGCCTGCTAGTCCATAACGTGCATCTCCAAATAGTACACCATTTTCTGTAGTTTGGTCTGTTTTATCAACAAGTACCCATGCTAGTGTATTTCCGTTCCAACGGTAAATTGTTGGAAAGTCTTCTAAACTAGCTGTTGAAATCCAAATATCACCATCTACAAGTGCTGTTCCGTCGCTTTGTCCTGTTGCTGCAAGTGGTTTTGTTGCAGAAACAATTGGTCCAGCTGGTGAACAATTAGCATACCCTGAGCTGTAATTTTGATAACCAACCCATGTTGTACCATTGTGAATCATTAAGTCAACGTCACTAAACTCTGGGTTATACCAAAGTTGTCCGTCTGCTGGTTCAGCTAATGGTGCTGTGCTAGTTGCTGAAAAACTATCAGCTGCTAGTGGTTTCCAGTTAGAAGCAATAAAGTCTTCAGCTGCGCCTGTTGGTGCTGCGTAGAAGTTAGCTGATCCTAATCCTGTGTTAATATTAAATGCAGTATATGAACTTGCAATCGGAGTATTAGTTCCGTCTGTAATTCTAAAGTCTCCACCAAGTTTGTGGAAAATTTGAATTTGGTTTGCAGAGTTAACTGAAGCTTCAATATTTGTAAAGCCTGCACTGTTAATAGCACCTGCTACCAAAGCTGCATCGTTTGCATTTGCTGCTGCTGTAAATGTAACTGTAACACCAGCATTTAATGTTGCAGAAGTTTTAATTCCTTCAGCAATTGTAAATGTGTTTGATCCTGCAGTAAACGTTGATGCTGTTACTGCTGCTGATGTAATAGTTGTGTTTCCTGTATTTGCTCTACGTAGTACTTTAAATGCAGCATCAATAGGAGTTGTATCGTATCCACTATTTTCTGTTGCGTTTGATTGTACATATAAACTGTCAACTGGAATGTTAACACCGCCGCCTGCTCTATCTAAAGCAAAGATTGAAGATCCGTTGTTAGCATATATTGGAGCATTGTATGAAACCCATGCTAGAGTTGATGCATTCCACTTAGCTGCTCTCCAACGTGCGCCACTGTTAGGCTCAGTTGTTTTAATCCAAGCACTTCCTGATGGACGTGAGTTTGTGTCGTCTGTTTTAAACTCAGGTACATTTGTGTGCGATGAAATTTGTAAAGCTGGTCCGTAGTATGTAGATTTTGCAATACCTAAATTTGTAAAGTTAACTGTTACTCCACTTAGGCCGTCACCAATTTCAATAGCATTTGTTTTAGCTGAATCGCCAATGCCGTCATCTAGTGTTCCGTCTGAGTAAAGATAAAGTCTACCGCTTACGTTTCTAGCAACAATACCTTGTGTTTCACTGATAGATCCGTTAATTGATGCTACCAAGTCATCTAAAGTACCTGTAATGCTAAAGTTTGTCCCGTTAATAGTAAATGTTTCACTACTAGCAGCTGATACACTGTAAGTACTACCAACGATTGTTGGATGGCTAGCTGTCCAATCGTTGCTTCCTACTTTAACCCAAAGTCCCTGTGCTACGGTTGAACCGTTACCTGCGGACTTGTACCAAACTGTTGCGTTTTCTTTTGAAGCTACATATGATCCGCTACCTTTAACAGTTTCGAATACAATAGCGTAGTTGCCAATTGCTCCTACTGAAGCAGTTGGTGCACCATTACTAATTTTTGAAGCATCGTCGTCTGTTAATACAATTGGTGTTTTAGCTGCAAACTTCTGGCCGCCTGTTGTAGTAACAGCAGCACCGTTCCATTCCTGGATGCCGTATGCACTTGATCCTGTATTAATCCACCACTTGCCGTCTGCTGGATTCGCTCCCGGAGCAGTTGTTGAGCCTTCTAATTCGTCTAAGTCAACATCAGCCCTAACAACAAAAGCTGCGTTTGATACGCCTAGTAAACTGTATCCAGCTAGTAAGCCGTATTCGTTTAGTTCGCTTCCGTGTATTGGTGTGTTGCTCGCTGTCTTCTTGAAGTTTGGAACTCCAAATAGATCAACTAATTCTTTCTGCGAGGTAACTTTATATGCTTTACCTGCGTTAGCTTTCAGCGTGCCTGCGGCTGTTGCCGTGCCTGCTGCATTTAATTTATCTTGCGATGATGAAATAACAATTAGCGGAGTTGTTCCTGGCTCAGCCGGGGTATACATACTCTCATCTA